TGGCCCGCCGACGAATGACATGCACGGCTAGTAAGCACATCAAGTAACTCACTGCGTTCCGATTTGAACTCAAACACCTGGCCGAGTGCCGGGACGGCGGAATTGTGTCGAAATGGATGCGAGAACTCCAAAGGCTAAACCATCCAAAAAATTTGCCTTGCACTATGGAAGCACACCACGCCCGTTAGCCGTGGTCGTACCGGACTCACTGTGGCCCGGCATGTGGCGGATTGCTTGGCCGGACGGCCAACTCTCCGACCTGGGGAATCTCAGCCGCGTCAAGGATGCTGCCGAGGTCATATGCGCGAACGGACGCAATAGCGCGCTGCTCCACTGGAAACGACATGCTTGTGAGAAGCCATTAGAGGCGGCTACAGGCGACTTAACCGCAGATGCCTGTGTGGACTGGCCCGTCGATAACGATGGCGGTGCCGCCTGATGCACGGCACAAAACCGCCCCGCAAAAAAATTTATCCGACGCGTTCAGAAAAACGCAGGCCGGTGAGTATATCTATAGTGGGGGATGAGAGTCCGAACAACCTCAGCCGCTATCGCTGGCATCATCCGCTCCCCACTCCAGAACGTGAAGCCGAGCTCGTTCGGCTTGCAAAGGCGGGCGACCCAAAAGCCAGCCGCGAACTGGTTACAAACTATCACCGGCTTGTGCTCGAATGCGTGGGCAAGCACCGCGTTGGTTACCTGAAGACGAAAAAGCACAACGGCAGTTTCAAAGAACACACCAACGGCGCGACGGATGACGCGATTGGACGGGGCTTCGAGGGGCTGTGGCGCGCGGTTCTGAACTATGAGCCGCACATCGGGCCGTTCAGTGCATACGCGCGGCCCTATATCAAGGGCTACGTCTCCAAGGAGGCGATTGTCTTCGTGAGGCGCGGCTCGGTCGGCGAGAGCCGCGTCGAGCGTTGGCTGTTCTCGCACCCACACGCCACGCCGGAGCAGCTAGTTACAGCGTTCGAGGGCCTCGATTTATGGGAGGCCGAGCAAGAGGTACGGCAATTTAAGGCGCGCTGCAGTTGGCATCGCTATGCGGAGCCTGATGAGAACGTTGATGAGGCCCGCCACCTGCGGAGTTTCGACGACAAGTACAAATAATCCACCGCCAATCGAGGAATATGGACCAATGGCAAACTACAAGAATGATGGCAACAAGATCCCGCGCATTACGTTCGCCGTGCCGCCTGAGTTGGTGTTTGCCACCGAGGCGCTGGCAACGGCGGAATATTCCACTGTGAGTGCAGTCTGTCGCCGCGCATTGGCCGAAACGCTGATGTCGCGGGGCTATCTGTCGGCCGAAGAAGATGCGTGAGTATATTTAATTCACAAAGGAAACAGCGCCCCCGCCAAGGCAGCGCCGTATCCGAACTAAGCAAGGAGTTTCAGAAGGTTCATGTCCATATCGAATCCCGCAGGCCAGGGCAAGCCGAAACTCGGCGAAACCAATGGCGACAGGGAGCTACTCGGTCAAGCATTACGAACAGCTGTAGCTCGCGCCAGATCCGTTGCCAGCATACTTGAAAATATTTCCGCGGCGCTAAGACAGAAAACGATCACATGTCAACAGGCCCTTCAATGGGCCGAAGATGAGCACGTGGATTATATGCTGCAATTCGGGCCGCCCTCCAAGAGTGGGGGCGCAAGATGATTCAGCCCGCCATAGAAATCCCGTCGGCAATCGCCGATGAAATCGCCAGCTGGCGCCGCGTCATCGGTGGCCGCAAGCCTGGCGTCGATGCAAAAGACTTATTACGAAACGCTGTCAGGGAGCTATGGTCGGTTCTACAGATTGACCGCACCGTGCACCCCGAATCCACCGTGATCGCCCAACAGGAGGCGATCGACGCCTTGCAGGAGTGCGCACAGGCCGCGGGAATTAGCGACGACGACGCGCAGGTAATCTTCGCTGAGTGCTTCAAGACGCAATCAGCAGACGGCGCCGAAATTCTGGATTTTCCAACCGGACAGATTCTTAGTCCCGTCACAATCAAATCCAGCAAGCAATTCGTCGCCGGCTTTGTGCCGCCCGACTACACGGTGGATGGATTACTGCAGGAGGGGTTCCTGTACTCGGCAACCGGGGCAACCGGAGCGGGCAAAACCGCCATTACATTACGGCTTGCTGCAAGTGTGGCCCTCGGCGCCCCATTTGCCGACCGCAGGACCAAAAAGAATCGCGTTCTATATCTCGCCGCAGAAAACCCCGATGATGTAAGAATGCGTTGGATTGCTCTGTCACAGCACATGGACTTCAATCTCGAGGCGATTGAAGTCTTTTTCATCGAGGGAGTTTTCAAAATTTCCCAGATGGCCGACTGCCTGAAGAAGGAGGCCGACAGGATAGGCGGGGAGTTTGGTCTGGTCATCATTGATACCGGTCCCGTCTTCTATGAGGGCGACGACGAGAACAACCGCACGCAGCAGGGCAACCACGCCAAGATGCTGCGGGATCTGATAACTATTGTACCCGGTAAGCCGACCGTCGTGGCGAACTGCCACCCCGTCAAGAATGCGTCCGCCGATAATCTCGTACCCGCGGGCGGCGGCAACTTCCTCAATCAGGTGGACGGCAATCTTACGGTTGCGAAAAGGGAAAGCGCGGCCGAACTGCATTGGCAGGGCAAGTTTCGGGGCGCAGATTTTGCTCCGCTCTACTTCCAGATAAAAACCGTCACGCACCAACGTCTCAAGGACAGCCTGGGCGGACTAATCCCGACTGTCATCTCCACATGGCTAACGGAGACGGCGAAGGAGCAAATCGACAAGGAGACGGACGCAGATCAACGCAAGGTCTTGGCGACAGTCGCCAACGACCGGACAATCACCCTCTCGGATATAGCCAAGCAGATGGGCTGGAAGCCGCTACGCGACGGCACGCCCAACAAGGTGAGGGCGGGACGTTACGTCAAGGATTTGGTGAAAGCGGGCTGGCTGGATAACGACCGACAGGTGACGACAAAGGGACAAAAAATCCTCGCTAATGCACCGTAACACGCTGTTACGCTCCAGCGCGCTTTTGGCGTTAACTTCAGACCAAAATCCGGCTGCCGTAACACATGTTACGATGATCTGTTACGCTGTTACGCCAACGCTGAAAACGAAACAAAATCAACTGCATCAACCGTAACAGGCGCCGTAACACATATTTAACGCAGTCAAATACGGAGAGAGCTTTCAAGCTCTCCGTATGACCGTAACGTAACAGTACCTTTCCTAGGGTCGTTACGCTGTTACGACGGTCCTCTTAAGGGGTGATATGCCCCGCAGACACACTCAAAGGAAATTCCGTGAATCAACACAACAACACGGCCGCGCGGTTGCTCGCTGTGGCGGTGATCTATATTTAGACTGATAGATCGGAGACGCGATGGCGATCGGCAAGAAAACCGGTGGACGGAAGAAGGGAACGCCCAACAAGGCAACGGCGCGGATGAAGCTTGCTGCTCGCAAGATGTTTGACGAATTCACCGCTTCGGCAGGCGACAAGGTGTTTCAAGGCGACGCGCTAACGTTTATCCAATGCGTCTACAAGAATTTGGACCTGGATCTGGACACGCGCCTGCAGGCAGCAAACGCCGCTTTGCGATTTGAGCGCCCGGCATTGCAGGCGAACGCCGTTGCCATGTCGGTCACAGGGCGCATCGAGGACATGACCGACGAGCAGCTCAAGGCAGTGATCGCTAACGCCTTGCCTGCGCCGATCGACGTCACGCCGACCGCACCTACGAGCCTCGACCCGGAGCCGGATGGCTCAATTTGACTCAGCCGTAGCGCGTGGCGCTTTTAAATTGCGAGGGGCCTCTTAGTGACCCTCGCCGGCTCGGCATCAGTGAACGTTTCTGTGGCGAGCGTATGGAAAAACCCTCGCGAAAATCACAAACACAAAGCCAATAAAATCGGGCTCCAAATTTCCTGTGATTGCGTATGTAAAAAGACTTCATTTTGCATACAGCTATGGTAGGGTGATCGGGTCAAATCGGAGGATTGCCCATGAAGCGCGCCGTGTTGTACCTGCGGGTTTCCACTCTCGATCAGACCACAGCCAATCAGGAGCGCGAGTTGCGCCAGGTTGCCGATCGCGCCGGATGGCACATCGTGAAGGTTTACAAGGATCACGGCGTCAGCGGCGCCAAAGGGCGCGACAAGCGGCCGGCATTCGATGCGCTCCACAAAGCCGCGGCCAGGCGCGAGTTTGATGTGGTCATGGCCTGGTCGGTCGATCGCCTTGGCCGCAGCCTGCAAGACCTGATCGGCTTCCTGTCGGAAATCAGCGCCGTCGGTGTTGACTTGTTCCTGCATCAACAAGGGCTCGACACCACTACACCAGGCGGAAAGGCCATGTTTCAGATGATGGGCGTCTTTGCCGAGTTTGAACGCTCGATGATCCAGGAGCGCGTGCGTTCCGGCCTTGCGCGCGCCCGCAGTGAGGGCAAGCAGCTCGGGCGTCCACGGATTGCGCCCGAATTGGAGAAGCGAATCCTTGACGCTCTCAACAAGCCTGGGCGTACCGAAGGCGTGCGCAAGATCGCGGCCCGGTTCGGCGTCGATCCGAGCACGGTTCAACGGATCAGCAACAGCCCTTTCGACGAAAGCGCCGCCGCATGAAGCGGCGTTGAGGAGGCTGCTGGCATTGTCGGCGACGCGAGCGGGATCGGCTGAAATCGGCGCGCGGAGGGGCTAGAATGCTCAGCAATGGGGAACGGGGACGATTACCGACGCAAAGCGTTAGAGTTTCGTCGCCTGGCGGAACGGGCAATCGAGCTTGACGTCAAGGCGGCGTTCCAAAGTCTCGCGGAGTCTTACGATCGCCTAGCTGACGTGACCGACCGAGGGCACCCCAAAGTAAAGCCTGCGCCAAGCCGCGTGACCGGGGATGACAAATAGCAGCAGGCATGTGGGGCAGAACCGCCATAACGTTCATCGTCGTTGTCCTGCTGGCGATCTGGCTGGCTGCGCTTTGGTTTGTGTTCTTGGGGCCGCGCGCGCCGCAACTGCTCGTACCGAAGGTATTGGACCCGTTCAGCGGATTGGCTCCGGGCCCTTTCGACCAGGACGCCGCGGCATAAAGCGGTGGTCAATTTTAGTGGGCCGAGCTCCGCATGATGATGGGAAACGACGATGCCATTCGACGAAAAGGGAAAATCAGGAAATACCCAACACTGAGAACGGTACAGAACAATGGAACGAGCGGCGTCGGCGGCAAGGGAGGTTTTGAGACGGCGATCAATCCGTTGCGACCTGATGGAATGGGGCCGCTACAAGGGCTTTGAACCTGCCCCGCACCATCAGCTCATCTGCCGTGAGATCGATAGCTTTCTTGCGAGCGATGATGAGGTGCTGTTGCTGTTTGCACCGCCTGGTTCGGCCAAATCAACATGGCTGTCCGTTCTGTTTCCCTCGCACTATTTGGCCCGGTTTCCGAAGAACAGCATTCTCGCGGCAACGCATTCGGTAGAGTTCGCCCAGCGTTGGGGACGGAAAGTCCGCAACGACATCGCACTGGACTCCAATGTTCTCAACATCGACCTGGCGGCTGACAGCCAAGCGTCGGATCGCTGGGCCCTGACCACCGGCGGCGAATATTACGGCGTCGGCGCAGGGGTGGGTATCTCCGGATTTCGTGCGGATCTTGGCCTGGGCGATGACTTCTTTGGCAACCGCGAGGACGCCTACAGCGAGACCGTGAGGAAAAAGCGTTGGGACTGGTACGTCGATGACTTCTCAGCCCGCCTGAAGCCAGGCGCGAAACGGATACTGATGAATACCAGATGGCACGAAGAGGACGTTGCCGGGCGCGTTCTTGAGCAGATCAAGCAAGGCGTCGTTCGCGGTCGTGTAATCTCAATTCCGGCCATAGCCGAGGACCGCGACCCGCTTGGCCGCAAACCCGGGGAATATCTCTGGGACGAACCGGACGGCTACAACTACGCGGCATTTCTCAAAGCACGACAGCGTGAAACTTCCCCGATGATGTGGTCGGCGCTTTATCAACAGCGCCCCGCCCCTGAAGAAGGCGATTACTTCAAGGCCGCTTGGCTGAAGAGCTACGTCGCGGCGCCCGCCAGAGACTCGCTCGCGATCTACGGCGCAAGTGATTATGCCGTGTCGGCGGACAAGGGCGATTACACCGTGCATATCGTGATCGGCGTCGATCCTGACGGTCGCATGTACCTACTGGATTTGTGGCGCAAGCAGGCAGCTTCCGATGAGTGGATTGAGACTTTTTGTTCGCTCGTGAAGGAATGGAAGCCGCGAGAATGGGCAGAGGAGCAAGGTCAGATCAAGGCCGGCGTCGGCCC